ACGAAACTCGTCATAAAGTATTATAATTTAATAAAATAGTAAATTGATGTAACGCTATTAAAATAACTTTAATAGCGTTTTTTGTTTTTTGTAACAATGTTTTTGATATTTATATTCGTATGCCAAAAGCATCCAAACATAAATTATACTCGTTACCTTCCAATTTCAATGAAATGAATAAGTTCATTGAAGTCAATAAAATTCAAATGATGGAACATATTGTTGCATCAATAGAATATGCAATTGATAAAAAGTTAAGTTTTGTTGAAATATTTAGTTTTAAGAATTCTGACTTTGTTGTTACATTACCAAAGAATCAATTCAAAGAAAATTTGGATAATGTTTACAATTACTATATTGAAAAGGAACAATATGAGTTATGTATAAGGGTTAAAACGGTTGAGAACAAATTAAATTCTATCTTAAATAAGATTACTCATGAAAAAAAAGAAAAACCTTCAAAAAAGCAAAAATGATAGTTCAAACAATAATAACAATGTTGAATATCAAAATAATGAACCCAAAAATGATACAAGCCCTATCGTCTATCAAAGAACAAAATTAAAACATGAGTTATCAATATTTGAACGAGAATTAACAGAAAAACAAAAAGAATTTTTAAATATAGCTTTAAACAAAGATACCAAAATGGTATTTGTTAGTGGTCCTGCGGGTTCTAGTAAAACATATATCACTATATATTCTGCATTAAAATTATTAAATCAAAAGAAAGTAAGTGATTTACTTTATATCAGAAGTGCTGTAGAAAGTGCTGACAGTAAAATTGGATTTTTGCCAGGTGAAGCCGATGAAAAAATGGCTCCATATATTCAACCATTATTGGAAAAATTGGCAGAATTGTTACCAAAACGAGATATTGACAGTCTACAAAAAGAAAATCGTTTGGATAGTATTCCACTTGGATTTTTGAGAGGATTAAACTGGAATGCTAAATGTATTGTTGCGGATGAAGCACAAAACATGACTGTAAAAGAAATAACAACATTGATTACAAGAGTAGGTGAATTCAGTAAAGTTTTTATACTGGGTGATCCGGATCAAAGCGATATCAATGGTAAAAGTGGTTTTACTAAAATAATGAATGCTTTTGACGATGATGAAAGTAAAGAAAATGGTATTTATACATTTAAATTTACTGAAGAAGACATTGTTAGAAGTACTTTGGTAAAATATATTGTTAAAAAATTAAAAAATGTCAAAACATAATGATATATATATCTATTAAAGATATATGTCCAATAGTAAGAAAATTACTGATTTAGCTGCTTATACTGATACACAAGTTCAATCAAATGACTTGTTGTTTATTACAGATATTGCTGCGCAAGAAACTAAAAAAATTACTTCAATAGATCTTGCGGACTATGTAATTACTGCAAAGTCCGCATCTATTTATAATGGTAACTATACTGGTAGTTTTACAGGTTCATTTACTGGCAGTTTTAAAGGTGATTTAAATGGTACTAGTAGTTGGGCAAATAGGGCTTTAGTTGCAGATTCAGTGATAGGTGGATCGGGAGAAGCCAATACTGCATCAAATACTGGTTCTGCAGGGATTGGTGTGTTTTTTGCAAAAAACGGAGTAGATTTATCATTTAAAAAAATTAGAGGATCTACTAATATATCAGTAGTTGATAATTCAATAACTAATACAATAGATGTAGATATATTAGGAAATACTAACATTAGTCCTGGAGGTCCAGTAGGATCAGTACAATTTAATTCTGCTGCAGGAACATTTGGTGGAAATTCAAATCTTTCATGGGATATAAATAATAATAATAAATTATCAGTTGTAGGTGGAATATCCGCTACATCTTTTACATCCAGTATTTCTAATGCAATTGGTTTTGTAGGAACTGCTAGTTACTCTTCTGCTTCATTAAGTTCAAGTTATGCTTTAACATCCAGTTATTCAATCAGTTCTTCAAATGCTATTTCTAGTAGTTATGCAAATGTTGCTTCAAGTTTGGTTGGTGGGATTGGAGCTAGTGTAGTTAGTGTTTTAAACAATGGTGGGACTTATTATAGTTTTCCAATATATTCAGCTGGATATACAAGTGATACAAGTTATATTACTATTAATCATGGTCTTGGAAGAATACCATATATGTTTAAAGTAGTTGCAGTTTGTGTAAATGCGGGAGGAGCTACATCAAGAAGAGCTTCTGACGGAACATATGTAGCTGATTACAATTATTTAGACGAAATTGAACTTACTAATTTTCTAGATGATGATGGAAGTGAAGGTTTAAATCAAGATACACACATTCCATTTAGTATAACTGCTGATTCTAATTCCATTTATATAAATAATCATTATTGGAATTCTATATTAATTGTTATGTCTAAGAAGTTACCCTATGGTTATAGAATTTATACAACTTCAATTGCACCAAGTGGTTATTTGTATATAAATGATTATTGGAAACTAAAAGCTTATGTAATATAAAAATGTATTTTTAATTTAATATGTCAACAACAAGTATAAAAATTAGTCAATTAGATCCAATACCAAATTTAACTGGTAGTGATTTTTTTCCTATTGACCAAAGTAGTTCAATAAAGACTTATAGAGCTAGTCTGACACAATTGCAAGATTTATTTTCAACTGGAAGTTTTACCGGATCTTTAACTGGTAGAATTACAGGAACAGGTACATCTCCTCAATTTGTAGGAACAAGTAGTTGGGCAATTAGTTCTAGTAGATCTATTAGTTCATCATATTCCGATTTTTCCAATAGTAGCAGTTACGCATTAAGTTCTTCCAGAGCAACAACTGCTAGTTATGCATTAAATTCTAGTGCTGGTACTTTGTTTGGTGCGGGAACAACTAATTATATACCTATTTGGACGAACAGTACAACATTAGGATCAACAAACGCATTTTATGCTGAAACTGGGTATTTTACATCTACACAAGATTTAAAAATACAAAAATCAAATCCTGCGTTATTTGTTACAGGTTCTAATGGAGGATATGTGGCAGTAAGAGCCGAATATAATAGTAGTTTAATGTTACAAAGTGCTCAGTCTTCATCTGGAGATTCTTGGGCATTAATTGTAAATGCAGATGGTGCTAATTCTGCACCAGGAACTCCATATGATATTAGGGGAACAATTGATTTAGTTAGTTATAGTGGATCTTCACAATTTGTATCAAAACAAGTTACTGGTGAATCTACGCCTGTATCTTATGTAATGTCGTCAAGATCCAATGGATTATATTTTTGGCCTCAAAAAGGAGCACAATCTTTATCTAGAGATGGTACATTTAATATAGGTGCATCTCCATCTACAATTAATACCAGTTCACGATTAACAATTGAAGTATTTAGTGGCAGCAGTGCATCAAATCCACAAACATATCATTTAAGTAAAGCAATTGAAGTTAGATATGGCAGTTCAAGTTTAAACACTACTTTTTGTGTAAGTAGTAGTGGACAAGTTATTGCAACTGGATACAGTGGAAGCAATTTTAATGCAGTTTCTTTCTACGGAAGTGCAAGTTATGCTTTAAGTTCTTCCAATGCAGTTACTGCAAGTTATGCTTTAAGTTCTAATAATGGGGCAAGTGTACAGTCACATACATCGTCGTTGACCGTCAATAACTATTATAGTGATAGTTATTACACTGCGAGTCATGGTTTAGGTAGAACACCATATTTAATTAACGTAAAACTTGCATGTATTACGAATGATTCTTCTGCAACAGGATACATAATAGGTGATGAAGTATCAGCTGAATCCTTTTTTATACAGGATTTCAGTGATGGTACTTTTCCATCAGATATGATGGGGGAGTGGTCAAATTCTACCTACATAGGCGTAACATTTATGTCGCCCTACCTCGGCCAGGCGAATCGGTACGTATTTAACAAAACTGGAAACATAACCCAGTTCGATGCGACAGCCGCAGCCAAATTTAAAATAAAAATATATTACATGTAATGTTTATTTTTGAAAAATTAGAAAATTTACCAATATTAGATGATTATTTATGTGAATTCAAGAATCAAAATTTTTCAAATAAAATCCTTGAAGGAAAAAATGAAAAGTATTGTTCAGATGAATATCTACATGATATCATCAAGATTGACAAAATAAGAGGAAATAAGAAATATTTAAACTTAATATTTAACAAAACATTATCTGAAAAAGTTAAAAACATCAATGATTTTTTAAGTTTAAAACATACTGATAAAAAAGTGGAACAGTCAGGTCACTTTTTATATCCAAAAAATGGATGTATGGGATGGCATACGAATTCAAATTCTACTGGATTAAGATGTTATATAAATTATTCCGAAAACGGCGATTCTTATTTTAAATATTATGATGTGGAACAGAATAAGACGTACACAACACAAGATAATATTGGGTGGTCAATTAGATATTTTGATGTATATAATGATCCTAATAAATATTTCTGGCATTGTGTTTATTCAAATACTACTCGAATTAGTATAGGATTTAGAATAATTAATAATTTATTACAGTCGAATTCAATTGAATAATTTTTTAATTTTTCTTAATTAATCGATATATGTAAATTATATGAGTTATATGATATTTGTTCAAATTGCTAGTTATAGAGATCCTGAATTAATTCCAACGGTTTTGGATTTGGTTGATAAAGCTAAAAATCCAGAATCATTAAGAATTGTAGTTGCGTGGCAACACGATGACAATGAAACATTGGAACCTATCAAACATTTAATTGAATATATGGATATTCCATATGTTGAAAGTAAAGGTGTATGTTGGGCTAGAAATTTAATTCAACAACAATATAATGGTGAAGAATATACACTTCAATTGGATTCGCATCATAGATTTGTACAAAATTGGGATGAAGAATTGATTAATATGTATAATCAATGTAAAGAAATGGGAAGTGAAAAGCCATTGATTACGGGTTATTTGCCTCATTATGATCCGGATAAAGAAGAATTTTTACAAGAAGTTTGGAAAATGAATCTGGAAAAGTTTATGGAAGATGGTCCAATGTTTTTTATTCCGGAACCATTAACTGAAACATATGATAATCCAATACCGTCAAGATTTTATAGCGGACATTTTGCTTTTACAGATGGTGAATTTAGTAAATTGGTACAACATGATCCAAGTTATTATTTTTACGGTGAAGAAACTAATATTGGTGTAAGAGCATACACCTATGGATATGATTTATACCATCCAAATAAAATTGTTGCATGGCATTATTATACAAGAGAAAAAAGGCCAAAACATTGGGATGATCATATTATAGAAGGAAGTGATTGGAGTAAATTGGACAATGATTCTACAAATAGACACAAAAAATTATTTGGTATGGATGGTTTTGATAAATTGATTGATTCAATTTATAATTTTGGAAATGTAAGAACGATTGAAGATTACGAAACATATGCTGGCATACGATTTAAAGATCGTTATATAAGTGAATATACACAAAATAATTTTTTGCCACCCAATCCAATTGAATAAATTTTTTTGTATTTTTCTTAAAAAGTCAATATATATAAGTTAGATGACTAAAACAGTTATCCTTGTATGTCCCAAAAGGAATACATGAAAATGGGTCTATAATAGACCATTTAAGAAAGGAAAAATATATATGTCAGTAGTAAAATATCAAAATAATCCGTTATTTCGTGCAGTTCATCGTGATGAGTTTTTAACTCCATTTGATCAAATTTTTGATGAATTTTTCAAAGCAAATGCTCCTTCTTTTAGTCAAGACTTTGGTGCAGACTTTTTTGAAAAGGGGTCATATCCAAGAGTAGATGTTATTGACTATAGTGATAAAGTTGTTATAGAAGCCGAAGTTCCAGGTTTAAGTAAACAAGATGTAAATGTTGAAGTGGAACAGAATGTACTTACAGTTAGTGGTGGTAAAAGTAAAAATGTTACGGATTCACAGGGTGGAAAGTATATTAGACGAGAATTGAAACGGTCTAGTTTCCGCAGATCATTTACTTTGGGAGACAATATAGAAAAAGATACAGTATCCGCTACATTTGAAAACGGTATTCTATTAATTACTCTCAATAAAGTAAAACCTGCGACACCTGATGTAAGAAAAGTTACGATTAAGTAACTGGTTATATATTTATTATATACCCTCTATTGTTATAAACAGTAGAGGGTTTTTTCTTTTTTGACTATATATACAGTATGAAAACACAATTTACCTTTGAAAGAATAGTAGGCTTATCCTCGTTATTTATAGCGAGTTGCGCTGCATTTTTTAGTATAATTGGTATAGGTATGTTGTTTAGTGGATCAGCAATTGCATCTATGATTATGGCTAGTTCACTTGAAATTGGTAAATTAGTGGCTACTACATTTTTGTATAGATACTGGAAAAGGTCGCAGTTATTATTAAAGACATATCTTATTTTGGCAGTTATTGCATTGATGTTTATTACATCTTTAGGTATTTTTGGTTATTTAACATCTGCATATCAACAATCTGCAATTGAAAATAAATTGAGTGAAGAAAAAATTGTTTATATACAAGACCAAAAAAAGATGTACAGTGATAAAATAAGTGATGCAAAGAAAAGAATTGAAAGTATTAGTAAATTAAGAGTTAGTCAAGAAGAAAGATTAAATGAAAGTATGACTAATGTAATCATCAGTCGTAACCCAATTCAACTAGCACAGATACAACAATCAACAAAAGAATTTATTGATAAGAGTGAAAAGGACATAGATATTGAAAATAATAAGATTCAATCAACTGTTGATGAAATACAAAAATTAGATAAACAAATATCAGATATTAAGATAAAAAGTGGCGGTCAAAAAGATTTACAAACATTTAAATTTGTAGCGGATGAATTTGGTGTAGATATAAACAAAGTAGTAAAGTGGTTTATTATTTGTCTTATATCAGTATTTGACCCACTTGCAATTTGTTTATTATTAGCTTATAATACTACATTAGGTGATGTAATCTATGTAAAACCTACAGTTAAAGTGGAAGAAAATCCAAAGAAAGAACCAACATTAGAAGAAATTGTTGAACAAGCAAAAGAAGAAGCTACACAAGAAGTTAAAGAGGGTCAAATAATAAAAGAAATTATTAAAGAAGTTCCTGTTCATATTGAAAAAGAAGTAATAAAAGAAGTACCTGTAGAAAAGGAAGTAATAAAAGAAGTGGTGGTGGATAATAGTTATAAACCTAACCATTTTAGTTTTTAAATTAAAATTACTAAAATAGTAATAATTATTTGATTTTAGAAATTTTTACGATATATTTAATTATCAGTTTACTATTAAAATATTATGGATGAATTTGATATAAAAGAAGTATTGGATATTCTAAAAGAAGCAGAAAAGAACCAAGATTGGGATTTAGTGAATGAAGCAATATCATTTATGGAAGAATATCTTGATAATGAAGACGGTTCAGAATATGATTGATTTATGTTAACAATAATAATAATACTCACAGTAGTATTGACGGTTTCAATATGCGCAAACATTTATTTTTTCATTAAAATGAATGATTTATTGGATGTAATCGAAACAATGCAACAATGGAACGACCAATACAAAAATTTGGTAGAAAACACATATCGTAAATTAAAAGAAATTGATGAAAAACAAATTTTTGAAAAAGACGATGATGTTGGTTTTGTTTTTTCAGAGATAGTGAAGCTGATTGAATTAATCAAAGAAAAATCTAAATGAAAAAATCTAATAAAAAAATGAAGGTTTTAAAAAAAAGAGATGTTAAGAAAAAAGTTGTAAAAAATCTTAATAAAAAAGTCTCCGTAAAATCAACAAAACAAAAAAAGAAAATGGTTATAAACAAAGTTAAGAAAGAAAAGAAAGTTATCCCACTTAAAAAGGAAAAAAATATTAGGAAACCAACGCCTAAGATTATTATTGAAGAACCTTATGTAGAACCAGAATCTCCCAAGAAGAAATCTACAGAAAAAATGTATTTTACTAAAGATACAGAAATGTATATCATCAAATACAATAAAGAAGAAGACCAAAATATCAGAAATGATATTTATGAAACTCACATTAAGAATGCATTTGAAAAGTTGGTGGAAAATGTATTCAACACATTCAAATTTACATATTTTGATAATAGCCCCATCGAAATTCAGAAAGAAACTGTTGCGCATTTGGTTTCTAATATGAATAAGTTTGAAGAAGGTAAAGGTAAAGCATTTAGTTATTTCAGCATTGTTGCTAAGAATTATCTTATTTTTCATAATAATGGTAATTACAAAAAATATAATCAACATGTAAATATTGCTGATACTCCAAGTGAATCTTCAGTCTGTTTACAAACTGTTGATTCACATCATAAAGATACAGAAACCAATGAATTTCTTAAATTAATGGTTGATTATTGGGAAAGAAATGTTGGTCGTATTTTTACTAAACAAAGAGATTTGAACATTGCTAATGCAGTAATAGAATTGTTTAGAAGTTGTGATAGAATTGATGCGTTTAATAAAAAAGCATTGTATCTTTATATTAGAGAAATTTCATCATGTAAGACACAACAAATTACCAAAGTAATAAATAAAATGAAGAGTTACCAAAAGGTAATTGCACAATCTTATTTAGATAAAGGTAAATTAAATTGATAGTGTAATTATTCAAATCCATATCTATTTATAGGTATGGATTTAGATTTTGAACTATATAAGGGTAAGAAATATTCAAACTTACTCAAGGATGTTGTAATCAATTCTGAACAGAAAAAAGATCAAATTGATATCTTAGTATCTGATTTAAGAAGTATGATTAAAACACCAAACGATGCTATTGTCATCGTTCCTCTTATTAAAGATTACTTGGATGTAAGTGTTAGGAACGATGAACAGTTGGTAAAATTAGCTGCAATAGTACAAAGATTGGTTAGTAATGATAATAAAGGTGCAGAAGAAGTAGGTGGATTGTCAGAAGAAGAAAGACAACAGTTAATGGCTGAAGTTGGTAAAATCACCGAAACAATGAATACACCAATAGAAATTAAGAAATAATATGCCATATTTTAATATTAAATCGTCTCCTATTAGTTTCGGACAATTAAACAATATTGGATTGTCTGTTGGAAATCAATCAGGTACTGCGGCTTCTGCAAATGAATTTTATGAATTGGAACCAGCAATTGTGTTGGATGTAATCTTAGACGAAACACATCCTGAAATTGTAAATAAAAGACATTTAGTAGATTCAAGAAACATTCCACAAAATTATAAAGGAGATCAACCTACTAATAGAGATATAGATTATACTTACATTGGTGCATGTAAAGTAAGATTATGTTTTTCACAACAAGGATTAGAAAAAGAAAAATTATCATGGGCTTTTCCAATGGAATCTACCGGAATAGTAGAATATCCATTATTAAATGAAGTTGTAATTGTTGTAAAATATTTGGATAAATTATTCTATACTAGAAAATTAAATCTAAACGGATTTGTAAATCAAGAATCTAATTTTAGATTAGAATCTTTCTATGGAAATAATACAGGAAATAAAGATTTAGTATCTGATGATGATATAAAAACCGAATCTATTACAGGTCCAAAATCTTTAAATGCACACAAAAAGATTGCAAATAATCAAGTAAAAGGTGTATTGGGTTCGTATTTCTTATCAAATTCTAAGATTAGAAAATTAAGAAGATATGAAGGAGATACTACAATTGAAAGTCGTCATGGACAATCTATTCGTTTTAGTGCTTATGATAATATAAGAGAAAATGATAAAGGTTTTTATCCAGATTATAAGGGTGATTCTACTGTAAATACGCCTAATGAAGGATGTGGCAATCCAATGGTTATAATTAGAAACCGTCAAAGAAAATTATCATTGGATAAACCTATAGTAGTACATCCTAAACTTCCACCAATTCCTACAATTACAGATTCGCAAAAAAATGTTGGTGGTTTAATAGATGAAGATATAAATCACGATGGTAGTTCAATTTATATTACATCTGGATTAACAAAATCAAAATGGAGAACAACTTGTTATAAATCTATATTCCAAGCAGGCAAAGAAGAACAACCATTGTTTTCCCCTGTGGGATCTACTGCATTTAATTTTGATATAGAAAATTTAAAAGGAGATCAAGTAGTAATTAATACTGATAGATTAATATTGAGTAGTAGATTTGGTGAATCATTACATTTTTCAAAAGAAAGATATGGAATTGTAACAGATAGTGAATATACGGTTGATGCGCATGATCAGATTGTAATGACCACAAATAACAAAACAGTATTTAATAGTCCTGCTATTTATTTGGGTCAATATGGACAAACAAATGAACCAGTATTATTAGGTCAAACTACTGTAGATTGGTTATATGATTTGTGTAATTGGTTATTAGATCACGTACATTGGTACAATCATACGCATCCAAAAACAGGAGGACCAAATCCAGATAAAACTCAAGAAACTGTTCAAGATAAACAATTAAAGTTTTTAAGAGACAATCTTGATAAATTGATGAGTAGAAGAGTATTTGTTACAGGTGGTGGTTATGCTCCAGGAGTAGATGGAGTTACTCCAGAAGGATTTAAGAATGCAACTGAACCAGTATCTGTTAATATAGTATCGGGTGAAGGTTTGCCAGGAGAATTTAAAGGTAAGTTAAGAAGAGAAGGACCAGTAGAAGTTCAATTTGAACAAGTATGATAAACAAACTTAAATCGTTTAAAGATGTTGATCCAGCATTACCTGGACCGCCTACAGAAGCGTCAAATGGATTAAAATTTGCAATTGCAAAAAAATCGGATATAGCATCAAGTATACCAAAACCTTCAATTCCTGCTATTCCTAATGTACCAAAACCTGCAATTCCATCTGTTCCGCCATTACCTAGTGTTCCATCAGTTCCTAATGTATCTACACCAAGTTTACCTAACATATCTGGTATAAGTACACCATCAGTTCCGCCATTACCTAGTGTTCCGAATGTACCTTCAGTTGGTATACCAAAAGTATCTGCTCCAAATTTTAGTCCACAACATTTTAGTCCTGGCAAAATTGCAGGAAAAAGTGTTGACAGATTAACTGGTGCAGTAAAATCTGTTGGAAGTGCAGCTAGTAAGGTTGTTAGTAAATTGGGAGGTGGTATTGGTGGAGGAGTAGGTGCTGGTATCGGCAGTAAACTTGGTGGAGGATTGGGCGCTGGTATTGGTGGGGCTGTAGGTGCGATTGGTGGAATTGCATTGGCTAAGAAGATAAAATCTGGTATAGGAAAACGAATTAAAACGGTAAAAATACCTAAACCACCTACGACAGAACAAATAAATAACAAAATAAATAATACAATCCCAAAAATTTAATGATAATTATATAGTGTATGAAAAGTAATGAATTAAAAGAAATAATCAGAACAGTAATTAAAGAAGAATTGGATAAAACATTACCTACATTAATTCCAAAGGTATTGACTGAAATTCTTTCTGGAAAACAATCTAATGTGATTCAATCAAATCAGATTAATAAAACTCCAGTTCAAGAATCAGTTCAAAAACCAAAAGAAGTTAAGAAATATTCAAGCAATCCAGTTTTAAATGAAATTTTGAATCAAACCGTTGTAAAAATACCAAATGAAGGTTCGATGGCTGGACTTGATTCTAATTTTAAATCACAAGCATTTGCGGGTATGCAAATAAACGAAACTGTAGAAACACCACAACCAGTTGCGCCAGTAACTGAAGAACAAGGTAAAGTAATGAATGTTCTTAACAGAGATTTTAGAAGTTTAATGAAAGCGGTAGATAAAAAGAAACAATCCGGTTCTATAGGTTCTGGAATGGTATCAATGGGATAATATGAATCCGATAGGACTTACATTGCCACTACAAATTGGTAGAAATGGATATTTTGAACAAAGTTATGATACTTTGACTCAAGTAAAAGCCAATATTACTAATTTGTTAAGAACAAAAAAGGGTGAAAGACGAATGAATCCCAATTTTGGTTCTGGTTTGCAAGAATATCTATTTGAACAAAATATTATAGATTCTCCTGATATAGTCAAACAAATTATTACGGATGAAATCAATAATTATGTTCCGGGTGTAACTGTAAATAAAGTGGATATTGGTATATCAAATCAAGAAAAAAATGAACTTACAGATAGTTATATATTATATATAAAAATACAATTTACGGTTAACAATCAAACAGATACACTTAATTTGACAGTTAATCAAAATAATATATAATTATGGCAGATACTATACAAAAGTCTTTTAATGGTTCCCGAAGAGAAATTAAATATCTCAATAGGGACTTTTCTTCTTTCAAATCATCTTTGATCGAATATTCAAAGACATATTTTCCAAGAACATACAAAGATTTTAGTGATGCATCTCCTGGTATGATGTTTATTGAAATGGCATCTTATATTGGCGATGTTCTTTCATATTATACAGATTATCAATTTAAAGAAAGTTTAATGCCATATGCAGAAGAAAGAAAGAATGTTCTTGCATTAGCAAACTATCTTGGATATAAAACAAAACCAACTAAATCTGCTACTACAAACATTGATTTATATCAATTAATACCTGCTACTAAAGATTCTAATAACAATTATATTCCAGACAACAATTATGCTCTTAAAATAAGAGAATATATGGAAGTGTCAAATGAAAGTGGTGTGAGTTTTATAACGACTGATCCTGTTGATTTTTCTCTTGATAGTAAATTTTCTCCTAGAGAAGTAACTGTTTACTCAAGAGATGATTATGGAGTACCACAATTTTTCTTATTGAAGAAGTCAACAAAAGTTATTGCTGGAAAAATTACAACCGCATCATTTACTGTGGGTACATCAGTTCCATTTTATAAAATATCATTATCTGAAAATAATGTTATTGATATAATAGATGTAAAAGATAGTGATAACAATAGATGGTATGAAGTTGATTATTTAGCACAAGATTTAGTATTCACTGAAACTGAAAACACGGAATTTACTAATGATAGTTATGTTCAATATTCATCTGAAGTTCCTAAGTTAATTAAAAGTTTTAAAACATCAAGAAAGTTTGTTGTAAATGTTACAGCTAACAATACAACATATCTTGAGTTTGGTGCTGGTACAGATGCAACTTCTGATGAAGTAATATATCCAAATTCAGAATTAGTTGGGGTAGGATTACAAAATATCAGCAATTTGAATTTAAATTATGATACCAGCAAACTACTAAATTCAGAAACATTCGGTCAATCTCCTTCTAATACAGTATTGACCGTACAATATTTAATTGGTGGCGGTTTAGTATCTAATTCGCCATCTGATACAATTAAAAATATATCTTCTGTAACATATCTAAATGATACTACAGGATTAACACCATCCCAAAATTCACTATTAACTACTATAAAAAATTCATTGAGGATATCTAATCCAAATCCTGCAGTTGGTGGTCAAAATGAAGAAAGTGTGGAAGAAATAAGACAAAATGCTTTGGCTAATTTTGGTTCACAAAATAGAACTGTAACAGTAGATGATTATATTTCTAGAGTATATTCAATACCACCTAGATTTGGTTCTATTGCAAAAGTAATGGTGATACCAAATTCAGATTTGTCTATTTCAACCAATCAAACATTATTAAGTGGATTTGTAAATAATGATAATGAAACAACATTAATTAATAATAGTCTAGAAAATAACTTTAGAAAAGTAAATTTTGATGTATCAAATCCATTTAGTTTAAATTTATATGTTTTGAGTTATAATTCAAACAAAAATTTGACTCAAATTAACGACGCTTTAGTTTATAATATCAGACAATATCTACAAAAATATAAGATTATTTCAGATAGTATTAATATAATAGATGGATATATTATTAATATTGGTGTAGATTTTAAAATTTTAGTTTATAATAATTTTAATAAAAAAGAAGTTTTAGATCAATGTCTCCAAAAAGCTAAAGATTTCTTTAATGTTGATAAATGGTATTTTAATCAACCAATTAATATAAATCAATTTGAATTGGAATTGGCTAAAATTGAAGGTGTACAATCTGTTGCCGAAGTAAAATTTAAAAATCTTACACAAAATGATGGAGATTATTCACCGCATGAATATAATTTGTCCGAAGCAACTCATAATAAGATTATATATCCATCATTAGATCCGTCCGTATTTGAAGTAAAATATCCAGATAATGATATCAGAGGTGCAGTAATTTAATAAATTTATCATTAAAAGTCTTATAAATTTCATACTTATATTTATATAATAGAGTATGCACACATTTATATTTCCAAAACAAGACACATTCATAACTAATGAAACTGGTTATGCCGATAAAAATTTTGGAATTGACGAAATTTTAGAATTAAAAGCACAAAATCAATTAGTAAGTAATGTAACTTTTTACAGTTCAGCAAGTCTTTCTGGCAGTTATTCGACTATTGATGTATTGAATTATACAGGAATCATTTCTGGAAGTTATATATCAGGAGCCGCTGAATCATCAAACATATATAGCAGTGGATCATCACAATTCAGATCAACTAATTATAATGGATATGTATCGGGAACATATGGTGCAGGTATACCAATAACATCAAGTTTAACTAATTATAGTGGTCCAGTAACAGGTAGTATTAGTGGAAGTATAGTAGGATCTTTCACTGGTTCAATTTTCTTTGCTAGTGGATCTTTAACTAATTTTGATGGTTGTATAAATGGAACATTACAAGGTACACAAAGCGTATATGATCCAATTACAAATTTTACAAATGATCCCGAATTTAGTAGAATTTTGATTCAATTCGATTTAACTTCGATTTCAAGTTCTCTTTTGTCGGGAGATATAAATAATGGCTCTAAATTTTTCTTAAAATTAAAAGCATCTTCTACAAGTGAAGTGCCATTGGATTATAAAATATATGCATATCCAGTTAGCAAGAGTTGGGATATGGGTACAGGAAGATATGATACTGAAGGATTAGGTAGTTTTGGTGCTAGTTGGTATTATAATACTACACAGAATACATCTAGTTTATGGTACAGTCCAACCGCATCTTCAGTTACATATAATTTCAGTGATTATTTATTGACATCAAGTTTGGGATCATCTTCATTCCAAAATGGTGGGGCTACTTGGTTTTATAATGTACCTTCAACATATTCGCAACCAACATCAAATACATCATCATCTTTTTATAACACTTTAAGTTCGTCTGTTTATATATCTTCGTTTTGTTCGTCGTCATTAAGTGGCAGTTCATTAATATGTTCACAATCATATTCTTATAGTACTTCCGATATTTATATGGATGTTACGCCAATTGTTAAAGGTTGGATATGTGGATGTGTACCAAATAACGGATTTATTTTAATTAGTTCACTTGAATTGATTCAATCAAATGATATAAATTCTAGTATTAGATTCTTTAGTAAGGAAACAAATACAATTTATCAACCATATTTGGATGTAAAATGGGATGATAGTACATATTCATCAGGCAGTTTAATACCACTAACAGGATTTAATCCATATACAGTAGTTGTTAAGAATGTGGGTAGAGAGTATAAATTTGGAAGTATACCTCGTATAAACATATTTGCGAGAGAAAAGGCACCACTAAAGAACTTTGTTAAAGGATATCAACAAAGTCAATATTTAAGTTCTAGTTTGTTACCTTCTGATTCTTATTATGCTATTAAAGATAATGAGAGTGAAAATTTCGTAATTGATTTTGATGATTATACAAAATTAAGCTGTGATGGTGCAATTCATTATTTTAGATTGGATACAACTGGTTTACCTGTAGAAAGATATTACAGAATTTTAATAAAAACGGAAATTAATGGTGAAACTATAATATTTGATAACGGAAACATATTTAAAGTATCAAGATGAGTATACAATCACAAATTAATGATTTTTTATTGACAGGCCAATTCACTAATAATATTGATGAATTTGGTAATGTAAACTTATATGTTAGTTCAAGTGAAGCAAATGAACAATACATTGTATTTCCATTAATAAATTTTAATTATAAAAAAGATGAAATTGAAAATTTGTATGATGTAAATATCACTGAAATACAAACAGAAACTGTTGTTCAAAAACAAGTATTGGATCAAACATTCTTAAACGAATATAATAAAGTATTAAGTGAAAATCAAGATTTGAAGGAAAGATTAAATCAATTAGTTGATGAAGTACAATCTGATCCTTCCAAATCACAATTAAGTGCGGCTAGAGATTTAATAGTAGAATTAAGAATTAAATTAAAACAAGGAACTAAATCTGAAGATTTTTCTGATCAATTTCCATTTAATTTAAAATCTGAAAATGAATAATTTATGGCATTTCCATTTCCAACAATATCATCAAATAGTGGATCACTAAATAGTGGTTCTTACTTTTTACAAAACGATTTGGATACATTTGTTGATGTACCATTTCAAGAATATTATTTTGGAAATTCTGAACAAGATATTATTGAATTTAGTGTATACGATATCGATGGTAACATCAATATATGGAAATACTTGCCGGTGTCAACAACATATACTGTATTAAATAAAACATACAAAGATGTTGACAATAACACACTAACTTATAATTACAAACAATACAATAGCAGTTATACTATTGCATTCAATAAAAATATATTATTAAGTACACTCCAAGATTTTTCCGGTTCAAATATTAATTCCGGCAACCATGTTGCAAGTTACAATTTTATAAGAAATGTTGCTGGCAATCCCGATTATCAACTTTATATCAAAGAAATTTCTCCAAGTAGACGAGAAATTAAACTTACACCTTCATTCAAATTAGATTTAACAAGTGAAGAAAATATACTTACAAATCTTCAATATCAATCATTTGCAAGAAAAGCAGTATTGATTAGAGATACGATTCCTTTGTTTAATTACTTTTTGGATTCATATCAAATTTATAAAAACAGCGATTCATTAATTAATAATAATAAACCAATTTTTACATTATTAAGAACTAATTTTGGATTTAAATCTGATGCGGATATACTTGCATTTTTAGATGACACTTATAATGGATTTAATCGTCCTTATGTAAATTCTCAAAACGGACAATTGATACAAAATAGTTTTGAAGGTACTAAAAATTATATTAAAGATTGGTTGTATACTTACTACAAATCAATTTATTCATTTGAACAGATTAAAACTCAATTTAAGTACATAGTTCAAAAATCGATATCACTTAGATTAAATCAAATCAATTCTTATTATACTAGTAACATTGAATTAACAACGCAAGTTGAAAATTTTATTATAGATTTATTCTTTACAAATTTTATTTCAAATGTAGTTGATACTGTTCAAGTTTACCATGACAATAAATTATATGCATATTTGAAAAATGCATTGAATTTTGGAAACGACATATTTTATACAATATTAAACTATACATTTGTAGAAGAAAACGGTAATACAAATATAATTGTAAAATTATTTGATGAATTACCATTAAATATTTCGTTAAGAGATAAATGTTGGATATCAAATATTTCACTTGTACCTGCAATTCAAAAGTTTGTAATTAATGTTCCTGCAGTTAAAAGAAACTTTAGGATATCAGGTCCAAATTTCAAAGTACCAATTGATTCTTATAAGAGTACGCCTGTTAATTATCAAAATTCCAATGATTTAAAATTAGATAACAACACAAGAAACGATGTTGAATTTTATAAGAAATTAAATAATCTTAATGTAGATTATTCGGATTTTTCAAATTTCATTGTATTCGGTTCTGCAGAATTGAGAACCAAGTTATTTTTAAACAAAGTAACATCTATTAATCAACTCAATAAGTCAATTAATTCTATATTGACTACTTTATCCGCATCTGCAGCTAATAGTGCATCATCTTATACATTATTAAGTTCATATCCATTTATTAGTGCATCATATGCCGAAGAAGTAAATGGATATCAATCACAATTAAATACAATTTTTAATTCATTTGACGGATATGATTCATATTTGTATCAAAATATTACATTGGTAAGTGGTAGTACAACATCATTTGTTAGTGGTGCATATGTACAAAACTACAATTATCCAGATTATATTGAAAATGCAATTGAATTTGACAAGAACAATAGAGATAGTCTTGTAAATAATACACCTGAATATATTCTTTTAGATGATAATAATACCGATTATTTGATATTCTTATCAATGATTGGCCATCATTTTGATAACATTTATTTGTATATTAAGAATTTTCCTACACAACAATATGTTGAAAATAATCTATCATCAAGTTATGTAAGTACGGTTGCTAATACTTTATTACAACAATTTGGATGGAATCCAATTAGTTCATTTGACAATTCATCTATCGAAGCTAATTATTTGACGGAATCAAACGCTTATTCTGATTATGACAAATTAAAGATAATTTGGAATAGAATTCTAAAGACTCTTCCATTGATTTATAAGACCAAAGGAACCGAAGAATGTATTAGAGTAGTATCTAACATCTATGGAATTCCTCGTAGTCTATTGAATGTTAAGGAATATGGTGGTAATAAGATATCCGATGAAGATAATTCATCCTACACATATCAAAATAAATATTATTTTACAAAATATACTAGAAATGGGGATGCCATAGTAATTCCAGTATCTGGGCCATCTAATTATGTTAATTCAATCGAATTCAAATTTAGAATTGATTCGGATTATATATATCCGCAAAATACTAAAGTTAGTCTTCTAAAGACTACTAATTGGGATGTATCTATTAAGAAAGAATCTAAAGATACTTTTGGAAAATTAAAATTTGATATGTCTTCTCCATATGGAAGACCTACCGATTATCTTGAAACGGATTCTTTACCATTGTTTAATGGAAATGTATTCAATGTATTAATTAAACAAATTAATTTATCATCCAGTTATGATACTGGTTCCGGTGGACAATTGCCATATCAATATTCTTTAAGAGTAACATCCGTCGATAACGATGAAATTGTATTTGACGATACAAAATCAATTATTAGTGGAACTGAAGGTATTAATGAAACATTCAATTCATTTGGATTGCTCTATATAGGAAACTATACGGGTGGAGGAAACTTATTTCAAGGAAATATTGATAAAATAAATCTATGGAAACATGAATTGGATGATGAATCATTTATAGAACATTGTAAGAATTTTGATTCTTATAAAACAAACGATGATAGTACAACTTACGACAATTTATATTTTAGATACAGTTATGATTATCCAGTTAATATGTACACTGGTTCTTCACCTTCTTTATTTGTTGTAAGAAATGCAAATAAATTATATTCACAATATAGTGCATCTGCATATAACTTTGCGCAAAATACAACTACACAATCAAATTGTTTAACTGTTTCCGCATCACTTTATCCATATCAATTTGATGAAATTGAAATCAATCAAAACATTAAATTGGGACAATACGGTCCAAATAAATTTAAGAATACAAAGATTAATAAAGCAACACAAACAGTTGAGGCTAGATTGATGTCTAATGAAACTAGTGTTGTAAACAACTTAGTAACTACTGATTCAAATTTATTAGCAATCTATATTTCTCCATTTAAAGTAAGAGATGATGATATTTTAAACTTTTTGGGTGAACATGATATAATGGACTTGATTGGTAATCCATCTAACATTTATGCTGATAATTATGAAAGTTTACAAACATTAAGAGACAATTATAACAAGTATAATTTATCTGAACAAGTTTTGTATCAAGAGTTTATGACTCTATACAAAAACTATTTTGACGGTTCTTTTTTTGAA